GATCGACTGAAACGGAGGGAAGGGAAGCTGCAGCTTGGGATAGCCGTTGCGATCGTAGACGACACTGATCGACGGAAAGCTATCGGTGCGCAGCAGCCAGGTCTGCGTAACGAGCTTGGTGCGCGTGTAGCGCTCGCAATCTTCGCGCGCGGCCACCAAAAGCGAAGAGAGTTTGGCGTCGTGCGAGGTATCATCCGCGGGGATCTCAAGAAAGGATCGGAAATCGTCGAGCGAAACCGGCTCAGCCGCAGGCGGAACGATGCAAACAAGCGACTCACTCACTTGCGACCGCCTTTCTTGTGGGTTTGCGCGGACGGAATCGGTAGAACAGGCGCAGGACTCGTTTCAGCAAAGGGATTTTCGGCGCGGCCCGAGGCGAGCAGCGCCGCTGCCACTTCAGGCGGAAAATCGCGGACCTGGCCCGCATACAGGCCGTCTTTTTCACGTAGATACATGGCAACCCTCAAAAAAGAGGGTGAGCAGCCCCTGCCACTCACCCGACGAAAGCAATTGTTAGGCGGTTACGGTGGCGCTGGACTCGCCGGCATAACGCAGGCCGGAGAGAATGGCGACGGCGGAGGCGATGACCGAATTGACGCCGTTGGCGATGTTCAGCTGAACGTAATCGCTGCCGGCGGGCAGACTGTCGCCGTCAATCTCGATCACGTAGAAGATGCCGTCGTTTGCGGAAGGCGCAAACCCCGCCGCGGCGACGGCAGTCCGCGCGCCGAGCACATCATTGGCCGCGCCCGCCGTCTCCTGCTTGAAGAGATCAAAGGGAATCGCTGCTGCGCCGGCGACGGCCGCGCCGACTGCGGCTGTGGCCGTTCCGGCCTGGACGGTTACGCCGGTGGGCGCGGCCGCGCTGGCGCCGAGCTGCAGAATGATGGATGCGTGAGCGGCTCCGGCCATATTGAAAGCCTGGCTGGTTTTGCCGCCCGTGACGTCGACAGGAGGAAGCACGTTGACGACGTGGCCGTCCTGGGCAAGGTAATAGCCTTTTGCCATGGAGATTTATCCTCTCTCAGCCCGCGAAGGCAGAGTGAAACGGTTGCGATGTTTCCCGGCCTCACCTGGAGACCGGGAATCAACGATTGATCAGGGAACTAGGACCGCTGAGCGATGGCGACGAACGGCGAGAGTGTTGCCGTGCCGTTCTTCGGAGTCAGCGGCTTCTTCCAGAAGGGCTGGCCGTCGTGGCGCAACTGCCAACGGAAAGCCTGTTCGCCAGTCAGGAAGGCGACGTGGATGGAGGTATCCACCTTGGCTTCGCCGCGGGTTGCCAGGCAGTACTGCGAGAGGCTGGCCAGGACGATGTCACCCGGAGTTCCCAGCGCGGCCGCATACTCGACGGGAATGACGGGACGGCCCATCATGACGCCATACGAGCTGTTGTTTCCGCGTTCGCCGGGCCCGGTGTAGAGCAGCTCGACGGCCGTTCCGGACCCGCGAGTGAGGTTCCAGAGTTGGTCTTCCGCCTCCTGGTTGATGAACCAGGCGGAATCGGGCCGACAGAAGCTCGGCATCCGCTTCCACATGCCGAAGATGTTCCCGCTGGTAACGGTCGCGGCGGTCTGATTGTTGTCTTTGGCGATCGAGACAAGCGCGCCGGACTTCATGAAGCCGAGCGGCGCGCCGGCGCCGGGGCCGTTGAAGATGTTGTCTTCCATACGGAAGGACAGTTCCTGCGGCACAACACTGTCGCAGTAGCTGCGGAAAGCGGGACCATCATCGAGCAGCTCGTCAGTCGCATAGATGAGCGCAGTGAGTTTGTGGGCGACCAGAGTCATGGGCCGGAACTTCGGCTTGGTTCCCTGATAGGTTGCGGCCTCAGCCTCATAGAAGGACTGAATGCCGCCCCAGCGGCTGCCGTCTGCGCGGCTGTCTTCATCGACGGCCGGAATAACCAGCCGGTTGCTCGACATGGGCTGCTGGAAGCAACGCGCCAGCATGGTGCCCGTGTCGTAGGTGCGCCTCCAGAGCGTCGCGGAGTACTCGGGCGCGACCAGGAAACCGCCCTCGGCGTCGACCGTCTCATTGGCTCCCAATGCGGCCATCAGGCGCGGATCGGTGACGGCGCCACGGGTGCGCGCATGGGTGCGGATGGCGTTGAGCTGCTCAAACATCGAGCCCCAGGGCTTTTCGGCAGAGTGATCGGCGACGACTTCGATGGAAGGCGCGCTGCGCTGCATGGTGGCGAGTTGCTCGGCGCGGGCGATGTCGGCCTTGAGCGTGGCGACGGTGGCCATATGGGTATCGAACTCGGTACGCTGTTCGGCGGTCATAAGCTGACCGGATGGAACCGCGGCATCGATGGCAGTCGCGGCATCCATGGCCGCGGCTAAGGCCTTTTGAAGTTCACGAAGTTTCATGTGTTTTCCCTCCGAGAAAACAGTTGTCAGCGGTCAGCAATCAGCGATCAGTTCAAGGCCTTTGGGCTACGACTGATTCCTGCATACTGTTCGCTATAAGGTGAGGTTCAAGAGGCGTTGGCCCCAATAGAAAAGGCCCCGCATCGGCGGAGCCTTTTGGCGGCAAATTCGGTTACAGCTTTGCGAGCTGCAGGCGGCGTCCGCGCGATTCGGCATCGGCTTGCGCCTGAGCCTCGTCATCGTCGGTGGTCGAAGTCGAATCCATAGGGCAACCGATGCAGTTTTCTTCCTCGGCATCGCAGCCCTCATGTGTACAACTCGAGCAATCGCCTTCCTGACATTCCTCACACGAGCAGGTGCATTCAGTGGACTCACCCTTAACAGCCACTCCCGCCACCGAGGCCATAAACCCCGGATTTGCCGCGGCCTGGGTAGGTGTCAACTCAATTTCGGCCGAAGACGATCCCACCGGCTGCTTGACACCATATTTGCTCAGCACTTCGTCGAGTGTGGCGATGCGATCGGCGAGACCCTGCTTGACGGCATCCTGCGCGGTCAGTACGCGCCCCTGGCCGAATCCACTCAGCACGGCCTTGAGAGCAACGCCACGGCCACGGGCCACAGCCTTGGTGAAGAGCGAATAGAAGTCGTCGACGACGCCCTGCATGGCCGTGCGCGCCTCATCGTCAAGCGGCTGGAAGCTGTTGCCCTCGGTTTTGTACTTGCCAGCGGAAATGAAAGTGTAGCGCACGCCAAGATTTTCCAGAGCGGTTGAATCGTCCTCGTGGAGCTGGTAAACGCCGATGGAGCCGGTGAGCGAAGACGGGCTGACGCATATTTCATTGGCCTGTGAAGCGATGTAATAGGCCGCTGATGCCATGAGACAGTTGGAGACGGCCGTAATCTTCTTTGTGCCTTGCTTGCGGGCGTTGTAGATCTCAGTCGCGAGTTCGTCGACGCCCGAGACCGTGCCGCCCGGTGAATCGACATCGATGACGATGGCCTTGACGTTGGGATCGTTCATGGCCTGGCGAAATTGCTGCGTGAACTCTTGAACTGAGGTTCCCTGCGGCCCGCTGAAATCGCCAGCATACCGCTGGTTGATGATGCCGTAGAGTGGCAGCACCATCACCGAGCCCGGCTTATCCGCGGAGAGACTGCGCACCCGGGCCGCGGCGATCTGATTCTCGGCGCGGATAGCCGCAATCACTTCAGGAGCGGAGGCTCCGCCCTGAGCCTTCATTTGCACGAAGGCGGCGATGGCTTCAAGCTTTTCAGGCAGGATGGCCCAAACCGAACCGAAGACGGCGCGAACAATGGCAGAGTAAGACACTAGAGCACTCCTTCGACGGCCAGGGCCGCCAGCTTTGCAGGTTCGGAAAGACCGACAGAGTCGATCCAGGCTTTGGCTTCGTCGTACTCGCCGCCGGCAAGCAGCATGACCAGGTGATTGGTGCGATCGTCGCAGGCTTTGCGGGCTTTCATGCTCTGCAGTGGCCTCAGATGGAAAGCCGTGCAAATGAAGCGATGGTGCTCGAGATAGAACGGCGCTACCTCATGGCTGCTATCGTGCCGGTCGATCATCTTATGCACGGCGCCGACTTCGCGCCGTACGCAGCGGGAAGCCGTATCGAAGGCGAGCATCTGAAGCTGGCCGCGCAAGGCGAGCTGTTCGTCCGGATCCACGCCGGGCGCTTCACGGGAGCTGCCCGAATCTGTCAAATCTTCTTCCTGGCCGTCGTCACCGGTGCCTTGTGGAGCGATTGCCGTGGCCGCGGGCTTGGCGTCGAGCGTGGTCCAGTTCATGGGCCGGAAGTACTGTTTGCCGATGCCGCCGGCGATGGGGTTCACATCCTCAAGCTCGCGCACATCGTCAGGAGACATCCATCCATGTTCGATGGCCACCGCATAACCGGCGTCGCGTGTGTTCTTGTCAGCCCGCATGAGCGAGGCCAGCGAGAATTTGCAATAGGCAGGATCGTTGGCGTCAAAGATATCCCGCTGGATGGCTTGTTCCCAACGCACAGCCATAGGCAGCACGCATTGCTGCGCGTGCATC